ATCCCATGAATCCACCTACTACAGCTATGCCCATGATACGGGCTGTCCAATCTTTACTGAACTTACCTCTAGCATCTTGCTTGTCTGCTGTTTCTAAAGCAAATACATCTACTTCTAGTTCTTTCATCTGTACTTCAAAAGCGTTCTCAGCTTTTTTAAGTTCTAGCATTTGTTCAGGTGTCGCATCTGCTATAGCTTTCTCTATAGCCTTTGGAGTATTAGGAACACCTAACACTTCTGATATCATGTTAGCTGCCATTCCTCCCATCGGTCCACCTAATGCAGTTCCTAATGTAGGTGCAACAGCTCCAACTATGTTTTTTAATAATCCTTTCATTTCAAGCTCCTAATACCATATCTTGTAATTCTTTACTACGTCTACCAACTTGTCCATACCAACGACTATCTTGCATTTGTACAGACATTTCTTTCCAATTGTGTTCTCTACAAGCTTTTAACATGTTACGAAACTTTGAAAGTCTTGTACCACCTAAGTTAAAACACATGTTTACTAACACTCTTTGTATAACTTCTGGTAACTTTTCAAAGTCTTCTTCGCTTCCAAAGACATGTATGGTTTCCTTGTAATGCTTTTCAAAGTCATCTTCATAATACATGTCTACAACTTCTTGAGTAACAGTTGTACCAACTTCCCAATCATATTCCGGGTCGTTAGGTTGGCACAGGTGTCCCACTCCTAAAGTTTTATAGCCTAGACTATCTTTGTATATTTCTAAGACCTCGCCTTCGTGTCTCTTTATTTCAGCTTTGCAAAGTTCTATATCTAATTTATTTTTATTCGTAAAAAACATTTAATCCTTCTACCTCTCTTTGTTTAGCATGTTGTACTGCTTTATCTTTTATTGACTGTGGAATATTTTTTATGTTTCCTTCTATTTTCATATTCTGTAATATTTCTATTTCTTTTTGATTTAATGTAGGAACTAATAATGGTATTAATTTTTGTTTATTTTCAGGTCCTATTCCCATAGAAACTTCTGTCATAATTTGTCCTGTTACATTATTTTTTATAGGACCTAACCAGCCTTGTAAAGATTTTTTTGTTCCATCTACACGTGTCATATCTCCACCACCTTCAGCTAATCCTAACCTAGCCATCTGGTCAGAGTAAGGTTTACCTGTACGAGGGTCTACTCTATCAGCAGGGTTCTCTTTAGTGTACGGTACATCGTCTTTACCTTTTACTATTCCACCTGTTGCATAGTTTCTTGTGTAAGACCTTTCATATGTTCTAGTGTACTTTCTATCTACTGGTCTATCTTTAATACCTAAAAGATAATTACCTTCTTTATCTATTTCTTTAGCTTTTTTTACAAGTTCATCATAAGGATTTTCTTCAAAGTACTCTCCAAAATAAGTATCTATCATTCCGGCTGTACCTATTAACGGAGCTTTCCTAGCTAATGTCTCAGTTACTCCTCTTCTTCCTAGAAGCAATCCAAGAGTATCTGTCATAACTGGACCACCTAAACTAATACTAGAAACTGCAGGATTTTTAGTGTACTCTAAAGAGTCTGAAAAACGATAACCATAATCAAGAGGACCTAACAAACCCACACGTTGAAAAGCTTTCCTTATATCTTTTCCTTCTAGTCCTTCTTCAACTATTCTATCTTTATTTTCTTTATTAGACCTCCAGTAGTTTGTAGCTAAAGCCATGTTTACAGTCATTAAAGCAAATGCTCCCATCTTAGCACCATTTACTTTAGGATTTACAATTGCAGACCTTATATAATTTTTTAATACTGTATTACTAAAAACAGCAGGGTATCTTAAAAACTGTGTAAGTATATCTACTTTAGGATTAGTCATGAATACTGGTATTCTAGCTCTATCTCTTCCTACAGGCATAATTACTTCGTTTACAAACCTACCTGCTCCCTGAACCACAGACTTATAAAAATCATCAGCATACTTTATTTCTCCGGTAAGTACACCGTCTTTTCTTTCAGCACCAAAAGTTGTCTTTGCTCCATCATTTAACCATCTAATACCGTCTTCTACATCAATACCTAAATCGTATAGTTCACTTTTTAATAATTGAACATCTCTTATTTTACTAGTTGATTTTACTTTTGCAAGTTTATCAGATATAGCCTGAGACATTAGTCTAGACTCATCAAAGATATCTACCCCTTCTTTAGCAAGTTTATCAAGAGCTTCTAAGTTTTCTCTTATTAATCCTTTGCCTATATTAAAGGAAGCTAATTGCACACTTTTTGTCCAAGGTGTTAGCATATTAAGCCTGAAGAATCCTCTACCTATTTTTTTAAGTGCCTCGTTCTGTAATCCTTCTCCAGTTAATCTGTTTGTAGATTCTGCAAATGCTTCGTCCATTGCCATAAAAACTTGTTGCATTTCTTTTTGAATGTCAGAGTCTTTCATCTTATGTTTTGCTCTGAGAAGTACAGGTATATCTTGAACAAATATTTTATGTCCTTCTGCTACTCCTTTAAGTGCATCTTTAGCAGGACCAGTCACTGAACCACCTGTTTTTGTAAGAGGTATTAGTGCTTCTGTTAATGATGAAACTGTTGCAAGTGGTAGATAAGCTACAGAGTTTGCAAGTTTTGTAGCATCATAAACACCTTGCATTAAACCACTATCAAAATAATTAACTTGTCCAGTTACAGATTCATACAATTTTATAATACTTTTTCTATCTGATGAAGTAAGTCCTCTACCTTGCCCTCTAGCTTCCCTTAGTTCTTTATCCATAGGGTCTAGCCATCTTTCTTTAAACTGTTCTACGTTTGATTTACGAGTAAATTTTGGAAGCAAGAAACTTTTTTTATGTTGAATAGTATGAGCTGCATTCATATAATAATTAATAGCAGTATTAAAATCAGTAGTTAAGAATGCTTCAAACGCATTATCATCTAAGTCTTTAAAAGCCCTTGCTTGTGTTAGTAAAACAGAATGAGAAGAAAACAATTCGTTTCTTTTATTTAACATACCATCGACTAAGTTTGATGCTTCTGCTTCATCCTTTACAATTTTTTCATCTATTAACTTTTGTTGAAACGCTGGTCTGTTATCTTCAATAGCTTTTCTATTCCAACTTCTAGGAAAGTAATTAGCTAGTTTTCTTTCTTCTTGTATAAGACCTGCATCAACAGCATCATCAAATACTTTATTAAAGAAAGCTTCTAAATCTTTAGCAACTTGTTGTACTTCAGCTCCATATTTCTCAGGCTTAGCACCTCTCATAATTCTTATTACAGCTAACTCGTCACTTTCTTTAAAAGCTCCTGTCTTTCTTAAAGGAGCAGTAGCTTCATCAAACAATCTGTGATAGTCTCCTCTAAGAATATCTAACTTTTCACCGTGTCCTAACTCTACTTTTTTTGTAGTTACTGAAGTAAATGTCCTATCAAAATCTTCCCTAACTAAATTACCGAATAATCTAGTAACTGGGGAAAACTTTGCTTTAGTGTCTAATAAAGATGTTGCCGAGCCTATAGGAATAACACTACCTTTAACTTTGTCTATAATTTCTAAAGTTTTGTAAAGTTTATCACTTAAGCTTCCTTCTGTGGTTTTTAAATACTCATCATCAGAATAAAGCCTACTCATTTTACTATAATATAAATTAGCTTTTTGTATTCCACCACCTACAAGACCACCTGTTAATACTCCTAAAGTAGTAGAACCAGCTAGTTCTGGAAGTGAATATAATTTTCTTATATCTGTATTTAATTCTGTAGTTTGTCTAAAATGATTATCAAGACCTAACCAAGCTCCAGCTTCTAATGCTCCTACCGTTGCAGCTTTGGTTACAGCCTTCTTACCTTCTTCTTTTAAACTCCCTGCTGCTACACGTGCAGGTCCTACAAAGGCAGGAGTAGGTCCTACAAAATTCTTAGCTACTTTTAAACCTTGAGTTCCTATAGTTTGTTTAGCTGCTAAAGAAGTTCCTCCTGTAAAAGGAGCAGCAAATGCAGCTACAATAAAAGTAGGGTCAGTTGCTATATCAATACTTGCATCTTTTACTAACCCTGCAAATTGTTTAAGACTTCCTAAGTCAGCATTATCAAACTCACGTCTTAAATAAGCATAGTCTTGTTTTTCTTGCTCGTTAAAGTTTCCGCTTTCTATAGCTCTACTCATCCCAGATACTAGATTAAAATCTGAATCTCTTAAGTATTCAAATACATCATCAGACTCTCTGCCTATAGAACCTAAAAATCTTTCAGAGACTTCTAAAAAGTTTTCATCTTTTTCTAAATCGTCTAAAGTTCTTTTAGGTTTTAAACTTGCAGAACCAAAAACAGATTGCTGTTGAAAAATATCGTAACTCATTTAAGATAGTATATTATTTTTTAAAGTTTCAAAAAATGTATTTATAGTTTCATCGTCTTTTAAAGTATTCCAGTCATTATCTTTATTCATAAACATTCCAGATACTATACCGTCAGCTTTAAATTCACCTATTCTTCTTTCATCCATTAGTTTTTGTTCCATAGCTTCTCTAGCATTTGCACGTAAAGTTTTTATACCACCTTTATATCCTAGTCCTTGAACTCTAAAAGGAGTTAAGCTTACATTTGTATCTAAACCTAAATAATTATAAAGGTCATCTCCTTGTATAGTAGCTAAGTATCCTAAGTCATCTATAGACAAAGTTGATAAATCTAACTTATCCATGTTTTCTTCCCAATTAGTAAGGTAAGTTAATTTTCTACCTTCTTGTCTTTTTATAACACCTCTTTCCTTGTAGACATCTGTAATATTAGGTTGTTGAATACCTGTTGTATCTGACATAATGTTTTCAGAACTATCTTCTTCTAAGTCTATATCTTTAAAAGCATCATTTATTATTTTAGTTTGTTCAAGAATTTCATC